GAAGCATATCTTTGAACATACAGCTAATTACATTGCCCTCTATTTCAATTCTTCCCTTTAATAACTCTTTAGGATATTTTTCTGTAATACCTGAAATGAAATCTATTCTTCATCACCTGCTTCCTGTTCATATTCTGCTAATGATTTTCTACTTGCCTTTCTTTTAAATTTGTATGATGGCATATCTATTTCAATATTCTTATTTATCTTCTCATTTTTCTCATATTTATAGTCTGTCAAACTATTTTTTAATATTGCTGAAAAATATCGTATCTGTGCATATTCATTCTGAAATGTTTTATTCTGCATGATGTTACTTAGATACTCTTTGTTTTTTGACAGATACACTTCAATTTTTTCAAATGAATATACCGAAGATAATTCATTTATTTCTTTATAGAGAATTGTATTTGTTATCCTTCGCCCAAAAATTTCATAAATAAGGTTATATGTATTCTCCTTAATCTGTTGTGCTTTATGTATTATGTTATATTCTTCTTCATTGCAGTAATATTTATTTGTTTTCCCTAAAACAATTTTATATGCATTATTCGCGTCAATGCTTTTGCCACAATATCTACATTTTGCTTTATATCCCATTGACACCTCCTTTATAATAGCCAAAGTGGTCACAAGACCACTCCGGCTGTATTTTTAATAATGAAAATCACTTCAACTTATCATAGATTTCCTTCAAAGCATCCTCATCACAATCATTCAACTTGCCATACTGTGAAATAATTCCCTTAACTTCTGCCTTTAAATCTTTGTCAGAACAATCCTTGAACATTACTCGAATTGTACCAACTAAATCTTCTGGATAATCGGATGTCATATCGGTTGTATTTTCTTCTACGTTAGAATCAATATCGTTATCAATTTCATCATCAATGGTTTCTGCTACTGGTTCTGCTTTCTTTTTAGTTTTAGCTATTGGCTTAGAAACAGGATGTGTCTTATTTTTTGAATCCTTAATAGCATCCTTTAATGCATTTAAGAAAGCATCTGTATCCAATGGAATTTCTTCAACAATCTTACTTAATCGACTCTTACTGTCTACAGAATAAGAATCATCTCTGAACACAATCTTACGTCTTTCTTCCTTAATCTTATTAACTGTAATATCTTTCTTTGTTACAATGTTCTTTCTGCCAGTTGTCTCAGTTTCAATAGTTCTATCAATGCAAGCAACACCGACTACATGCATCTTTGTCTTAAATCCATTGAAATACTTCTGCATCATATTTGTGCTGAGTGATGTATATGTCTGATTGGTAATTGGATCAATAATCTCTCTAGTCTTAACATGCCCCGTATACCAAACTCTTACGCCGACCTGTAAAAGTTCCCACACTTTGTTAAGAATAATTTCAATTACCTTATCTTCGCCTTTACCGAATCCACCCCAAGACTGATTGATTGTCTTTGCTGGAGAGAAATCCTTCTTGCCTACATTTTCCACATTCCAAAGTCTGATAACTTCTGGTTCTGTAATTTCAATAATCTGGTCTAATGTATCAAAAACAACTACCTTTAAATCTGGATAATCAGTTCTTTTATTCTTAACAATGTCCTTTACAACTGCATCAAATTTCTTCCAATTTTCAATATCCTCATAGTGAGCATCATCAATACAATCAATACCCTGTTCTTTACCTGCATTGAAAATCATATATCCGTCATATCCAAACTCTTTTTCACAAACTTCTGCCATTAAAGTTGTCTTACCGATACCACTTTCACCTAAAACACAAACTGAATAATCCTGTAATTTATCACTAATCTTATTTCTTTTACCGTATGCCATTAAAATATCTCCTTTTTGAATAATATTTATCAAATAGAAAGGGCTTTCGCCCAATCCATTTTACAGTTCATCATCGTCAAATAAATCTTCTGTACCTTCAGGGAGTTGTTCCTCAATAGGCTTAATTACCATATCATCATCTGTATAGATTGTATCAATGCGTCCTTTTGTATATCCTCTTGCAATCTTCTTAAACTGATATTCCTGAACTCTATCACCATATACAGAACCGCCCAAATCAGCGCGGATATCATCAAGAGTAATTAAGCCGCAGTCCAGATCTTCTTTCTGCTCATCGGTAAGCATATCATCAGTAATCTCTACTTTCTGTGCGCCATTAAGCATATTGACTTCTACACCAAGTTCCTTATATGTATCATCATCTACCATGAATTTATGTTTGATTGCTTCTACTTTCTTCTTTGCCTTATCATCTGCATCATCAGCGGACACAGGAATTGTTAATGTAACTGATACCGGAATATTGCTCTTGCGATTACGGTCATACTCAAACATATAACCATTTACATAATACTTGCCCTTTTCTTCTACACTCATGTCATCAAGACTATTGGAATTAAAAATCATCTTGATAGTAGCTGTTGAATATTCGTCTGCATCATCATCCGCAAGATAGATTCTCTGAGGAACATATGACTCATATATCTGTTGTTTATTATCAGAATAAGAATAGTCACCATTGCCCTTAATATAGAACTTTTTATCAGAATACTTGCCACTATCAATTACTTTCTTAATAAACTCTGCAAAATCCCATTCTGAAATAAACTCGTGACGCTTCTTATTACTCTTATCAAGTGCATCATTGATATCTGCTTCGTTCTCAATGCCAAGTTCTTTTAATTCCTCATCAGTAAGGTTTGTACCTTCCTTTACTTTTTCAGCAGCCTTTTCCAATTTATAGCGTCTATTAGGTTTCTCTAAATCAAAGATAAACTTTTTAAACTCTGCCACTTCTGCAAGTTTTGGAGATGTAAGTCTGTCTTTAAATGGAATTTTTAAAGACTCACCTTTTACCTTATTACCACTCTCATCAACTGATCCTTTGCTGAATGTGTAAACATCACCATGTCCATCTGCAAAAGAACCAGCATCAACAGTAAGAAAATGTCTGTTATCGCCACAAATTGTATTGAACATAATTTTTCTCTTTACCCAACCAGAATCATATGTATGTTCACTATATGGTTTAAATTTTTCTGTCTCTTTTCCAAGACTAATCTTCCCAATCATTTCAAAATTCATTAAGTTTTGTTTCCTCCTATAAATTCAATTGATATTTTGCACCTTATATAACTTCAACAGTCCACACAGGACTGGAACATAGAGATTAGGTTAGAACAAATCTATATAAAATCTATGTTAATCAGTGGTTTATGGCTAAATTTGACGTAATTTAACCAAGGGTATGCTGTTTACCACCCAAAACGAATATAACTGTTCAATTGTGAATATTGGAATTGTCTACGGATAACCGTGCGAAATGTTTACTTGTTACTTATGAATGTGTCTGATTTGTTATTCTCTATTTGAACTTAAATTACTTGTTATTTTTCTTACTCTTCTTCTCTTTCTGTAGTTTTGCTTCCTCCGCCAACTTATTCTCTAACTTCCTTGTGATACTTCTCATTTTGCCTACTGGCTTACATGCAAGTCCCATATGTATATTTTCTCCTATCTATTAAGTGTAATTGTTGATATATAATTACGATTCCCAGATACATCTTCTGAAATCATATGATATATTTTTAAATAATCATCTACAGAAAGACTTTTGATATGTTCATATAGTTTCTTTACATTATTCCAAGTATCATCATATTCTTCAACCTTATGTCTCATATCTGCAATCTGTTCAATAAGTTTCAGTCTTTCTTCCTTGTAGTTCTGAATTTCTTTATCTTTTTGGACACAAAATTCTGCAAGTCTCTGTTCCTTATATCTCTCTAAATATTCATCAATTGGATTTATTTCTTTTACTCCTTCTGCAATTCCATTCTCTTCGCTCATTTAATTATTCTCCTTTTCATCAATCTACATAATCAGTAAATTCTTCATTGCAACACATACATTTGACTGTTTGACACTCTACAATGCCACTTGGCAGAAATTCATATACAAACTGTTCACCTGCTGTTGCACGAGATACACAACCTTGTTTTATATGTTTTTCTACCCATTTGTCTATCTTTTGACTTGTTTCAAATTTTATGTACTATCACCTCTTTCCCAAGATAAATTTAGTAATGCTTATTCGTGATACCAACACCATCATTTTTCTGTTTATCACTTCTACTTGCCAATATTTGATATTTTACTTTTGTACAGTTGTGTGGATTACCTTTACATTTGCTAACATCCCATCCACGTTCACACCAATATTGACCATTGAATCCTTCATAATACCAGCAATGCTCACCTATTTTATTTTGTGGCTTATCTGGATTGTGTCTTGGTTTATTCTTACCCATAATCTATACTTCCTCACTGTGGTAGCCATCTGTAATCATTACAACTTTATCTGAATTTACTTCATCAAATAAGTTATAAATATTTTTGCAATAACAATGTTCTCCTGTTGTTTCAGTAAGATTGGCCACATAGAAATCATCATTATATTCGCTTTTAGTATCTGCAACTACACCAAATGCAACATCACCTCTTTCTGATGCACCTATGTAAATACCAATTGGAGTATCATCTGAAATATTATTATCCTCACACCATTTCTTTAGTTGTCCTATTGTTAATGGATCACCTGTTTTTATAAAACTCACCTCCTTCAAACTCACCCGATGAAATAAGAATTTCAATCACTTTTCATATCAATATATAGTGAATATTTTGTTTCGTCTACACCATATATAGTATTCATTTTTATCTCGCATCTATATCTTGATGTGTCTCCCCATCTGAGTAGTAAATATTCCAATCTTTGAACAATTCAATAAGATTTTCATTATCCCAATCACATTCATTACAATGTGTAAGAGCCAATGATTTTCTATCACCAAAATCACCAACATCGTTTAAGCATCTGCTATATAATTCTCTTAAATCAAGTATTCCATATCTCAAAGTATCTTGGAATGGATTTGAGACATTAGTCCTGTCAAACATATATTCATTAATATATTTCTTATTACATTCTGTCGGGAACTTACCTACACCATGTCTTGTCAGATAAGTACGAGATACATAACAAGTCTCAATATTTATATCATCATTCCATTCCACACTTTCAATTATTTTCTTTGGATTCTTAATTCCTGTATTTGAAGGAGTCAGATGTGGAAAGTATTCTGTATTATTCTGATCAAGTAAAAGACCTTGTGCTGCTTCAAAAATAATATTGTCAAACTGATTCAAAAAATAATCATCTCCTATTACAAAAGTGTGACTATTCATAAAATTCAAGTCTTCCAAGAAGTGTTCAAATATTCCATCATCAAGAAATATTTTTAACCATTCATCTGACAATGTAATATTCTCTTTTTTAAACTGGTCTTTATAATAATCTCTAATACCATAGTCTAAGTCTATAACACCGGCCTTGTTTCTCTTTATTGTCTCAAAAATTCCCAAACCACAACTACCATGTTTGTTTTTACCACGACTTTCTTCAATAATCTGATTTGCCATCATATCAAATGGTGTAGTTACTATGCAATTTTGATTAATGTATATATTATTAGGCACATAATTTAAGTTCATCAGCTCATCATATTCCTGTTTGAAGATTATAGGATTAACAATAAAGTCCTCAGAGAGATATGTACTTGCTTGATTTAATACTCCTGATCCGAAATGATGAAAGATGTGTCTGATTCCATTAGGTGTGGTTACTGTATGCCCCCTTTGAGCACCACCATTTGAACAAACAACAATACTATTTGGTTTCTGTGAGAAGTAATCTACCATTAAACCCTTCCCTTCGTCTCCAAAATTTGCACCAATTACAATCTTTATATCTTTCATCTTTAAAAATCTCCTATCTTACCAAGTAATTCCTTCTAAATTTGAAGTTGTAGCAACTGTATCTGTTATATTGTTCTCCGCTTCACTGATAATAATATCTACAATTTCATTTGTAATGCTATCCATAGTAACCTTCCTAAAATGATTCTCATCAAGATACTTTCTGTATGATTTTTCAATCTCTTCCTCATTCCATCTGCGACCATGATTTACATCTAAATGATAGATATTGAACTTCTGAGAAACTTCTTCATATAATTCCTTTGTTTCAACATCAGACTGAAGATTATCGCCTGTAACTTCTGATAGCCCATGACCTCTGTTTCTAAATGGAAGATATGGATTGAGCTGTTCATCGCCCATAGTAATGATAATTCCTTTTCTTCCACGATTTAAACAATCAAGTTTTGTATGACGAGAGCCAAAGTACCAGGCTGCTGTGTATGATTCATAACTGTTACCACCACCACCAAACTCAAAGTAAATTTTATCAAGCTGTTCTGCAATACGAATATCTGACTCAAACTGTGAAGCCTGAATAGGACAAGTATCACAAGCTAAGTCACCGATTCCCATAATAAGAAACTCAACATCTGTAACCTTCTCATATAACTTAGTCATGATTACATTTAACTTCTTTGCAACTTCGACTGCTGCATTTCCCATTGAACCAGTTACATCAAGAGCGAGAATAACAGGAATAGTATTTGGATGTTCCTCTGTATCACAACATTCTCTGATTACATTCTTTGGATCAAGTGCAGAATCAATCGTTTTTGCCTTAAACATATCCTGATTAGAATAAGAACCACTAATCACGCCATCTGCTGATACGTTCATTCCTTTTGTTGCTGAATAACTTGTATAGCTACTTCTTGTCCATGAACCACAACCCATATTATACTTCCTCCTCTTCTACTTCATCATCACTATCTACATCAAAATCGAACATACCATCAAACATATCTCTCATATTTCCACCCATCATCATAAGCGGTAACATAGAACTCATTCCATTATTATTCATCATTCCATTAGAACTATTATTATCACCCTTCATCATCTGCGAAAACATCATATACTTGAATATATTGTTAGTGCCTTTTTTATCCTTGATTAAGTCACTACCAAACATCGAAACTATTTTGCCATAAAAATATGTATTACCCATAAATACATGTCTTTCTGGAAGTACAGTATCAATAGTAGAGTCTTCATAATTGATAACTGAAATCTTTGTCTTATCGGCTTCAATAACACATTTTGGCTTACCGTTAATAAGAATAATGTCACCCTTCCCAACCTTGTTTGTTGGAATTACAAAGAAGAATTCCTCACCAATATCAAATACAAAGTTACTACAGTTTGTTAGTTTTCCAGTCTTAACATTATAGGTCTTATAACCGCCTGATGTCTTAACTGCAACACCACCATTCATTGAGAGTCTGCACATTCCACTGCCTATTTTGCCAAACATACCATTTAAAAAATTGTTCATCATTTTATTTTCCTCCTATGATATAAAAATTATTTGTTTACATATTTATATTCTCTGTTTAAACCATTGTTCAGAAAATTGTGATAATGCTGCTATACAATTACTTCATCTTTTGCCTCCAAATTTTACCATGAAAGAACGCTTTCAACAGATAACCTCTAAACACTGTACTGGAATTTCACAGCACAAATCTACTGTTGCATATTTCTGTCCATCATCGTTTTCCCATAAATCAAATATTTCTTGTTCTGTATTTGCAAATCTTTCATGCATACTTTCGCATGTGCTATCATCAAATGTAAGCTTCTTTAATTCGTCCTTTAAATTATCTTTTACAATTACTTTATCTCCAACATTCATTTTATTTTTCTCCTTTTCTTTACATTTTTATCCTTGAAATTTCGGTTTTAAGTCTATCTTTTTCTATGCTATCTTTACCCACTCAGTTACAGTAATTGTTTTCTCATATGTTTTCTTTTCTACTTCATAAGGTTGGTCATAAAATTCGTTATCCTGACATTCAGTAAGTCCTTCTTCCCAAATTACTACGAAAAAACGGCCACAAAGTTTGATAATACTTTCAACACTTCTTGTCCAACGTCTATTTTCTCCAGAATTTCTTTCAACCTCATTACATTCAAAAACCAGTGTTTTTAGCTCTTTTTCAGTCAGTTTTTCTCCTTTATCAATCTTATCGACCATGATTTCGTCAAAATGTTCCCAATAATATTTTTCTTCGTCATGCTTTTTCTGTTCTTCCAATTTCTTTTTCTCCTCTAATTTTTCTTTCCCTTTTAACTGTTGTAATGTTGTCTCTTTAAGTGTTGGCAAATCACGAATTTGAGTAATTGTCATATCATTCCAGTTCTTACCAGAATTTGAAATCATTCGCACTTTCCAATTTATTTCTATACATTCATCCCAAAATGCTTGCATTTGTTCCCATGTGTATCCAAGTTCTTTAAGTAAAGGTTTAATATCCTTTTTATATGCCATCTAATCACTCCTATCATCGGATAAAATCGTGCTTTCATCACTCATAAAAGATATGTTCAACCGTCTTCAGTAAAATTTCTTTTGAAAATTGTGAACCTGCCGCCTTAGGATGTCCCCCTCCACCAAATTGCTTAGCAACATTTTGTCCTAAATCCAAATCTTCTCTAATGGTTCTGTATGATACAGTTCCATCCATATCAATCATTGCGATAAAATCAATTTCAGGATGCATCTTACACAATCTGTTTCCAAGTTCACTAAAATACTTTTCTGCAAACACAAAACCTGCAATCCAGCCACACATAGGCAATGTAAATAACTGTTTATCCTTTTCTTCTATATAATCATCAATTTCTTTCTGCTTAATATCCAAAAGAAGTTTATCCGTATCATCCAACTTGAAAGTATCATTACTACATATTTTCAATACACACCAAGAAATAAATTTCTCTCGTCCATATAAGTACAATAAATCGTTTACTTGCTTACATAAAATTCCTTCATCACCAAGTTCTGACCATCTCCATGTGTCGTAATCTCTAACGATTTTAACAAACCTGTCTAGCCTTTTATGTTTTTTGAGATACTTATTATAAATTAGCCATTTATAATACATTTCTGTCCCAGACGTTTTTATATGAGTAATTTTATTCTCAATTTGAACATCACACCAAAAATATTTATTAAGTTCTAATGCTGTTGAATGATGATCAAATAGTTGAATTTTTTGATATCCGATACAATCTTCATTAATTCTACTTGCTAAAGTATCTTTGATACTAATATCTGTAATATGACATTCTCCAGAAACGTTGTTATCAATATAACTCTCTACTTTCTCATTGATTTCGTCATAATTACAATATTCAATATCGACTTCATCTGAAAAAGCTAACTTTGCTAATATCGCACATCCAATGCCATCTAAATCTGTATGTGTAAATAATTTAATCAAAATTATTCCTCCGTATACTTCATTCCGTCCATATTCAACGACCCCTCACAGAATCCTTTAATATCTTTAACAATATCTTCATCCTTCTTATCACTGTTACACATTTCCAAAACTGCTCAAAGAATACCTGCGGCACCTGCTTTCATTCCTTGGAATCTGACTTCTTCTAAAGTCTTTTTGATTTCACTATTTAACTGTTTCTCTTGTTTCTTTGTTAATGCCATATGTATTAGTTCTCCTTTTATAATTTCAAACCTATATAATGTAATGGAACAATATCTATACCAAGTTCTGCGCTTTTTAACCTGTCATATATACCTAATCCATAACCATCAATTTCACATTGTATCTGTCCAACTCCATACCTACGAATAATCGCCGGAATATAACAAATAGCCTCATCGGGATTTTCATACTTTTTCACATAACCAATCTCATTTATTAAATCATTTACCTTAACCTCTATTTCTGGTCTACCTCTTCTATCTATATCTGTTACAATAGATATGATGGTTTTTGCATTACATTTGGCATGTTCCTGTCTTCTTTTATCTTTCTCTCTTTCTCTTCGCAAATATTCTTCATATTGCTTTTGGCGTTCTCTTTCGATGTGATTGTCAATGCAAACTGCTACTCTGTAAAATTCCGAATCATATTTTTCCTTTTTAGGTCGTCCTTCACAATCTGATCTATTGTAATTACATCCATCACAAGGATTTTTACCATCATTGACTAACAGCCAACACAACTGTCCATCCATTTTACATGTAGGTGGCACATATCCTTGATTGATACACATTTTTTTATAATCTATAATATCTCCTCCTCAATTCTCAGCAATACGAACCAAATGATATTTCTTTATGATTAATCTCCAAATCGGCTAATGTTTGCCATCCATATTCCATATCATAAAATCCAAGGTTTTCAACATTACCAAGTAATACTTCTGCTTTCTCCAATCTGTCGATCACAGTATGTAAGTCATATGGTTTTGTTTCTATCCCAAATTCACTGTCTTTGAAAATATAATCCGATTTCTCAGCAAAAATACAAATACTTGGAATCCATTCTCTTACGAAATCAAAACTGCATGTTGCTAAATCAATGATACCAGCAGAGCATTTATTTCCACGAGCATTATCATTTGGTTTTATCCATTTAAATTGTGTTCCGTTTTTCATAATGGCGCAGTCCTCATTTTCAGATTTCACTCTCTTTAGCACATTGACTTTTGCATATTGATCTATAATTTTACCAGCGAAATCTCTATCCATTGTGAATATGCCATATTTAGGATTTACACCTTCAGGTAATCTCATTTATCATTTCTCCATTCCTTTAAATTTGATAATCCCATAATCATCTAACGCTCTTAAAACATCAGAAGGGTATAAATTTTCATGACAACACACAGATTTGCCATTTATAAATAGTTCATCATCAAAATCTTCAACAAGTAAAACTTCTGGAATATCCTTGTGTTCTAAAGATTCAATGTTATCACACGCAATATCTACTAATTCTTCAAGTATAGGATGCAGTCTGCTATATACTTCTTCTCTCATTGTTGACATAGTTTACAGTTCCACACTTTCCATAACTGCTCTCGCCTCCAGAACCGCAATATAATCTGTCATTGCTGCGATTTGCATATTATATGTACTTCGTGGACACGTAGGGCTAAATTCAAGCTGATCATTATCCCACTTATCAAGCATAGATTTCAATTTCTGATATCTAATCACCACCTGATAATATTCTGCTTTAAATCGTTCCTTGTAGTCTTCACTGTTCATCATTTCAATTGTATCTCTTAATTTGTTTGGCATACTTCTTCATTCTCCTTCTCTATTTTGTTTCGCAATAATATTTTGCACTTCTATACTTCCATTCTCCATTTTCATAGATTAAAAATTGTGGATAACCATTTTGATCATCTCTGACTGCATATACTTTTACATATTTTGAACAATTTATTCCTAAATTTTCGTCATATTCTGTGTTACCCTTTTCAATTACTGTAAATATTTAAATCACCTCCCACCACTTGAAACCAAGATTTCAACTAAAGAATTTCATCAACAATTCCCCATTTTAAAGCATTTTGTGGACTAATAAAGAAATCCTTTTTTCTTTCTCTTATATCATCTAAATCATATTTTGTTAGCTTTGTTCTATCAATTACATATTCTTCAATAGTTTTTTGTAAATGATCCATTTGTTCTCTATCTTCTACTAAATCCTGATACTTCCCTTGTCTCCAACAAGATATCTGATGATACATAAAAGTGGAATGTTTTGTGGCAAATCTTTTACCACCAGCTAAAAATATCTGAAAAGCTGCACTCATTGCATAACCAGTACAATATGTATAAATTGGGGTTTTTGAATTGAGTATTATATCAATTAATGACCACATATCGTAAACACTTCCACCATAAGAATTTATGTATATTTTTATAGGTTCTCTTTTAAAATCTTTCTCTTTTGCTTCCTTGTTATCATCTTCTTGTAATAAATAAAGCAAATTAAAACACATCTTTCCCATTGTTTCATTATCAATATCATTAGATATATAAAATAGTCTCTTATTTGTATTCAATAAAATATCTTCTCTAATCGCCAATTTATTTCTTCCTTTCAATTTTTAGTATGCCAAGGAAATTAACCTTTTATTGCCTCATTCATCTTTAAATTCTGTATCGTCTGTAACTGTTGCATTATCTACAATTTGAACATAAGTGTTTTCATCAGGAGTAATTATAACAGTTTCTCTAGACAGTCCCAAAATGTAAGTTGGTTTCCCTCTGCTTTTATTACACTTCCGTCCCATTCCAGTATCTTTGTGCTAAGTTTTACCTTTCCAGGAAGCAATGTAACCACCTTTGCCATTTTATCTCTATAATCTATATCCTCAATTCTATCTTCTATCTCTGGATATATCGTTTTTACTTTTTCATACATATCTGACATATATCGTTTAAGCTGATTACAGAATTTAGGGACTTCTTTCTTCTGATAGGAAGTAATCTCGCCACCCATTAATGCCTCTGGTCTATATTTTATAAGTTCTACAATAAACTCAGGTGTAAAATCTTCCTTTTTAATAATATCTCCGTCACCTTTAAAGAAGTTTTTATCTCTAATTGAATTTGAATAATTAATCAAATGTGGTAATGGAAGAAACACATAGTCACCAATGTAACACAAAAATTTTAAATCTCCTTTGGAATGTGCAACATCTCCATACTCTTCTTTTCTCTTTCGTATTAAATCACCACATCTTCTTGCAGCTTTTGTATATCCTTCTTCTCTTCTCATTTGTCCATAAGGACAAGAATGCGAATATAATCCATTTAACATTACACACTTGTTTCTCTTACAAGCATCACAATTTTCTGAATTATTGCAAGTATAAACTGTAATCCTTTCTTTGTCACTTCTACCAGATTTAAACAAACTGCTTCGTGGATCATAATATGTAAAATTTATTGGAATATAATTATTTATAGTTTGTCACCTCTATTCTTTATCTCAATTCAAAAATTTTATTACTTTCTTTTTCTCACATCTTCTTTTTCTCCATTTTAATCAATTTTTATTTCATATAGATTTCCATGAATTTTTGTGATATAATTCTATAAACACTGAGAATCCAATTAAGAATTAAGGAGAGAACACATATGGATGCATATTTAACTGCAATAAAGGATATTCTCGTTATTATTTCTCCAATAATTGTGGCATACATAAGTTACAGAAGTAACAAAAAATCCAAAAATGATATACGTTTAGAAATTGAAAAAAGTCTAAAAGAAAAGGATGCTGATACTTCTCAAATATTAGCAAAAATTAACGCTGAATTAGAAAGTCAAAAACAAATAATTAGTTGGAACAATTCTCTACCAAAATCAGATGAATATGTCAATCAAATTGATATCCTTCGTTATGGTAATATTGCTGGTCTCACTGATTTAACAAATAAGGTGTCTTGCTATATTGATCGAAATAATTTACAATTGCAAGAACTATCAGACATCCATGATATGCTTTTAAAAATAAAATTACCATTAAATGAGGACGAATTATATCCTTATGAAATTCCAATCATAATTGATTTTCGCAGGCTACTTCATACTATTGAGGGAAAAATAGATACCTTAAACAGCTAATATAAACAAACTTTTTCTGGCAGATATTATAAATCAAAATTATGGTATCTGCCTTGAAACTCTGGTTTTAAGTCCTATTCCAACCATTTATTCTCTGCATAATAAAATCCAAACACACAGCCACCAATCAACAGGATCCAAAATATCCAAAATAAGATTACTCCACCGCCAGACTCTAGTTGCTTAACGGTTTCTTCTATATTCTTATTGGTATAAAATCTTGTATTGTCTGGGATAGTCCGATCTCGTAAATCCGCAAAGACTGTACCTATGTAATTAATTCCTACACCATAATATTTATATCTGATATGACTTGACTCTTTGATGGTATCAATGTAATCTGTACTTGGTAAATCAATCTTATTACTGTCAAAAGTAATTCCACAAAAAGAAATTTCATCACATATTTTATCTTCACTACCTACTCTATCCCAAGTCCAATATGTTTCTTTTTTCTTATGCGTTTTGCCATTACTATCTTTATATGTAACAGTACGAGTATGTTTTGTATACTTCTCTTTTACTTTTTCAATATACATATACTCTCCGCCAATCTCAGGATAAGTGACTGTATCAACTGCAATTAAATCACCATATACAAAAGCATTCCCAACATTTGTGTCCATTCCATATTGAAATAAATCTGTATTGTCTATTTTAACCGCCTTGTTATAGACTTCATTTTCGTCTAACTGGTGTTCCGAAATCTTGCTAGAAATCAGAACACCAATTAGTAACATTACAGCTACAATAGAAATACTTGCTAAAATTTCTCTCTTGGTAATTTCAAAATCACCAAAATCAAATCCACG